TCAATTTTTTTCTGAATATCATTAATATTCTCTTTCAATAATGATACTTTAGCCTTTGCTATTTGATTCATGTTGGAGAAAACATTGATGTCCAAAATATTCTCAATAATTTGTCTCCTATCTGCTGGAGACAACTGCAAGAACGGGACGAAGGAAGATCTGCCTAGAATGACAACCTGAGTAAACGTCTTATAGTTCATCTTTAAGATTTGCTCGTCCAACAACAATTGATAATCCTTGGACTTTGCGTTCTGATCAATCAGAACATCATTCTTGTAAATCTCAAAGAGTTTCGGAGATAATCCTCTTCTTATCTTGAAGGTTGAAGATCCAATAGAGAACTCCAGTTCAACTAAGCAGTTTTTGCCATTAATCGTATTGACAAGTTGAGGAATATTTATCTTTCGAAACGGTTTGCCATATAATGCAAATGTTATTGCATCAAGGTAAGCAAATGACTTCCCCCGTCCGTTCAAACCAGAAACTAAAATCAAGTTGTTCTCAGTAAAATCAATTTCGGTAAGGGAATTACCAAATGAACCAAAGTTCTTGAATTTTAGTTTTTTAAAGTTTATCATCAAACACTTTCTTCAACAATTCTTGATCGAAATTTCTTTTCGGTGAGTTGCTTTTCCGCAATAGCCTTTTCCATCTCCTCTTTCTTCTTTTGACACGCGGAGCAACCACCACTCTTCTTAGGTTGTTCTATTTTATGCTTTATAACATCCCCTGTCAAGTCTTTATACTTCTCAGGAGACATACCAGATGGTCCTATACCATTGTTTGGGTATCCAATAGTTACGTTTTCTCCAGACTTAATATCCTTCAGGGCATAGAATCGAAGAACTCGCATCTTTGAATCGAACTGGAAATATGCATTTGGTGTGCTAGATGAATTATAGGCAAAAGCATTTCCAAGAGGAATGATGACATGATTCCCAACTTCATCGGACTTGTACACGTTTTCATCTTCTGGTAGACACCAGAAAAGATAAGCGGCAACCTTATCTCGAAGAGAAGCAATAAAATCATCTCGGCGGGATTCGAGAACATAGTAGTAGCACTCTTCTAGAAGATCACCCCTATTCACATCCTTGCTAGTAATTACCTTCGAAAGTCCAGTAGAATCAACAGTGAGTTCAACAGATGATTCCCACTTTGCCTTCGACGGAACAATCTTTGTAGGTCCGCTGCGAACACCATCCACAGATGATTCCATACGATATGCAGAAGAAGCCTTCTTGATTCTTTCAACTCTTTCTTGGTTTTCATCAAACTGAGCGGTTTCTGGAACCTGTTCCTCAGTGACTGATATTTCCTCACTCTTCATTTGTTATGCTCTCCATATAAAGGTTTTTCATAATTCTCTTTAGTGACTCTTTATCCAAATCGGTTTCAATTAAATCAAGTTCTGTATTGATGATCGTAAGAGTATCTTGTGCAAGATCCACCTTTTCATCATCCTGAAGATTTGTAGAAAAGTCTTCTATGACAGACAGATCCGCTACATTAAGTTCATATAAAGCATCAATGAATGTTTCGAACATACTTGATTTAGTTTTATTCTCTACAACTATCTTCACAAATTTGTTCTCTAACTTTTTAGTGAGTTGACTCTTGAGAGTTTTGAGTGACTCTTTGTCTGTATCGTCATAAACAAATGAGTAGAACATTCTCTCTGGATTCTCGACAAACTCTAGTTCCCTTGTCTCTGTATCGAGAACGTGAAAACCTTTCACATCATTCAGGTCACTAAAAGTAATCTGGTATTGTGTACCAAGATAAAAGACATTGTTGTTGTGACTCTTTGAATGAAAATGCCCACTCAATACTTTCTCGAATCTCTTCACACAACTATCTGACATACCACCACTGAACTTCACACCTCGAAGAACTTCGTAACCATTGAACTCAAAATGCCCAGCAACGATTGGACATTTGCACGAAGAAAGAAAACTCAACGAGTCATCTTTGTTTTCTTCATTAATCCACGGAACAAGTCCGACGCATAAGCCATCATATTCAACTACAACAGGCTTTTCATGTATGTGTATGTTCGAATAACCAGACAGAAGTTCCTTTGGTGAATTCACCTTGTTGGTGTTCTTATAATAAGTGTCGTGGTTTCCAAGTAATAAATTGATATTGACACCCATCTCCTCCATAGGTGTCAATACCTTTTCTCTCACCATCTTTAGAGTACTGAAGTTCACATACTTTCTACGGTCGAAAAAATCACCAAGATGAATGACATTCTTTATGTCGTTATCTTTCAGATAAGGAAAGAAAACATTTTCGTAGAATGATATGAAGTGTTCTAAAAATAAAGATGAATCATTTCTCGCACCGAAATGCGAATCATTCACACACGCTATTTTCATTTATTCTTTTTCCCTTTTCCAGAAAACTTATCTATATCTTTGTCTGTCAATTCAAACTCTTCCTTGAGAGCCTCTTCTACTGTCTTATCAGTATTCTTTTCGAAATAGTTTTCCTTGAACCATTTACATGTGTGTTCTGGATTCTCTTCCATCAACTTATACTTGATATACATCTGCTTCTTTTCCTTTTCTATTCTTCTAAGAAAAGCAAAATAAGTTATCTGTGTAAAGTAAGAAAATGGATTCTTTGATTTGTCTGGATCAAAGTTATGTGCGTACATGATGCAGTTTTCTATTGCATCACTGACCATCTCATCCCGAAAGGAATACTTCACAAAGTTTCCCTTCTTCGAGAGGTTCTCTGCTATGTTCATAAAACACAAACCGATGTAGTCGGTTACAGGAGGCATAGGATCTCCTTCGTTCTCTGCCTCCTTAACCAACTTAATCCAGTCTTTCATCTCATTGTAAAAATGATCATTGTCGATATAATGCGTACTTTTTTTCATAGACGAATTTTACACTCCACGTTTTATTTGTCAACTTTTTTTTCTTGACAAGTCTTGTTTCACCCTTATAATTCCCTGTGTTAAGGGAGAGAAAGGAAATATAAAGTTACTTATAGTCCTCATTAGATAAGTCCGAATCCCAATCAGTCCAACGATTTCCGTAATCAGGATGATTCGTATCGTCTCCAGTGTATTCATCGGAGATATTTTCTGGATTCATTTTACTCTTGCCCATATACATTTGTTCCAGATACTTGAAAAACTTAGGCGAGATTATACCATCTGAAACTAGATCTTTCAAGTTTTCGATTGAGATATCCATATTCATATAGATTCGATCCTGCTCGTCTTCTGTTTCTGGTCCGTCGAAGACATCCATCAGAGGATCTCCCTCATTTTCCATATTGAGCATTTGACGAATCAGATCCTCAACTGTTCCATGATCACCCTTACCTAAATCAGCGGTTGTTGCTTTAGGTGGGTTTTCGTCCATCTGGACTTTGGCTTTATCGTACATCGTCACTACCAGTTCATCTGGCTTAAAGATGGATGTGATATGAGTTTCTTGTATCTTTGCTTCATTGTCATCAGTATAGGCAATCCAGTCTCTCAGAAACACCATTTCTTTCTGAGCATTACTCCAACCGTTCATTACGATTTGTGTTTTAAAAATCATCGGACGTTCAAGAATCAACTTACCATTCTCTTTGCCCTTGATATTTCCGATGATTTCTTCGCCACTACTTAATTTAATGATTCTATAGGATGTTTTCATCTGAGCCTCCTCGAATCCGTATGGCAATTTGTTCATAATTAAAACCTTCATTAGTATATATTTTAATTCTCTCGTCGAGATGTTTGAGAGTGTGGTTCTTATAACTCTTGTAGCAGAGATCGTCACCTATGTCGTAAAGTTTTGCAATATCCTTTGTGTCAGAAGTTCGAAGTCCTCTACCGATTGACTGAAGAACTCGAATAACAGACTTAGAGGGAAAGGCGAAAACAATGTTATGAATGTTTTTGATATTGATACCAGTGGAACATGTTCCGTATGATGCCAATAAAATGGAGTTATCGTTCTTATCAATGATCTTTCGAATCATTTCACGCTCTTCAACATCTGTGCTACCGTGGATGAAGTACACAGGCTTGTCCGTAGCGTCCCGTAGACGCTCGTAGAGAGGTTTGCCGTGCTTTTCCACATAGTTGAACAGTACAAGCGTGTTTCCCTTCAATTTAGTTGATAAATCAATAATGAACTGATTTCTTTCATCACTGGACACAAGCCAATCAACTTCTTCCTGATACTTTGCCCTTTTTACTTCAGCACACTTTTCTTCGTCGTACTTGAGTGTTATGCAGTTGATCTTGAGTTGAGACAGAATATTCTTCTCGATCAACTTGACCGTCGAAGTGACACGAATTGTGGGACCAAACAACCCTTCGATGACCAACTTGTGTGTCTTGGTATTGTCCAAGGTTCCTGTGGTTCCGATGCGAATGTGTGCGTTCTTCATCTTTGTCATCATGTCAACCAATGACTTGGCTTTGTATAAGTGACATTCATCACCGAACACACCTTCTATGTCGTTGAAGTATGACTCTGGCATTTTATAAAGACTTTGCCATGTTGAAATAATCACTCTGCAACTAGTAACTTTTTCTTTACCAGAAAATATGACATGAATATCCTTTTCGTTAAAAGTAGGATCTAGTTTCGAGTAATCCAAAAGATCGGATTTCATCTGAGAAGCCAATCCTGTGGTTGGAACAATGATCAAAAACTTCTTAGAAGGATCTGTGCATGAAAGGTAGTATCGAAGAAGAGTATAGATTATCAGAGACTTTCCGCTACCAGTCGGTGAAAGAAGAAGACATCTCTTATTCAAAAGAGCCTCTTTGATTGCCTTATATTGGTGATCGTGAAGACTAATTTCTTTCTTACCATCACTAATCTTCAAACCTTTTATGAAAGTATCAATATCTTCGCAACCATAATTTTCTTGTTTGTGAAGATCTAATGAATATGAATAGTTTCTGTCTTCGCAAAACTTCTTCAGATGAGAAAGTAAACCCGTATAGATGGTTCTGTTATAGAAATTGAACAGGCGAATTTTGCCGTCCCAGAACTTGTTTCTATATGCAGGAGTGTATTGAAAATTGGGAACCATGAACGTGAAGAAGTCGCTAAGTTCTTTAGCGAAACCTTTATCGCATTCAACCTTGAGGTTTACCGCATCCAGTTGTTTTATCTTGAATTCACTCATTGACCATTTGTAAACTTGATCCAATCAATGGCAGAACGAATATTCCATTGTCGATTGGAGATAACTTTAATGATGTTCTCTAAGTAATATATAACAGATTTTTGATACTCCAATTTGTTGGAGATCAATTGAAGTTCTTCATCCGCATTCAGAAAACGATCTATATCAGTTTTCAGAATGCTGAGTTGGAATGGTT